CCCAATTTTCTGCAAATGGAAAAAATGAAGGTAGGGATTCCCTAAACATAACTTGGAGTAATAAGACATGGAAAAAAAACCGATGAACTTGGTCGAAATCACAAGCCAAAAAAAGATTTCTAAGAATGAACCCATCCAAAATTTGGGGGACATGGCGAAGCGCATCCCGGCGGCTGATTGGATGGACGACCCAGCGCTTTGGGACAAAAAGAAGTTTGTAAAAGAAACCGCCGAATACTTATATGAAACTTACGGCATGACGTCGGACCAATACAAACACACGTTGTCGATGTTGGCCGACCACATGGATATGTATATTCTTTGCAATCGGGAAATCGCCGTTCAAGGTTTGATTGCTGAATATAACCAAGGCAAGACTACCGGCCCGAACCCACATATTTCCATTCGGAATAAATGCAGCGACTTAATCATTGCTTTGATGGGCCAATTGGGATTAACGCCCAAAACCAAATTGACCGCCAGCGGCGCAAAAGAAAAAAGCGCCATTGGGAATTTGCTTAAAGGTCCGAAATCCGCATGAAGGTCGAAATAGGCGACGCTACGCTATACCTTGGCGATTGCATGGACATTCTGCCAACCTTAGGCAAAGTCGATGCGGTGATTACTGACCCGCCTTATGGCATCAATATAAGCACAAGGGTTAATTACAACGAAAAACAAGCATGGGATGCTTTTCGCCCTGATTTAAGTCCTTTTCTTTTGGTTGGTCGGTTTCATTTGTTTTGGGGTGGTCAGTATTTTGCTGACAAGTTACCAATAAAAGAGGGATGGCTTACATGGTGTAAACGACCAATTGATATGGATTTTTCAAATGACAACCGAACTTATGCAACAACTGAGCTTGCTTGGAGAAATTGGGGAAAAGCAAAATTTTTTGCTCAAGTTTGGGATGGTGGTATGAGGGCTGGAAAGCCTGAAAATAGGGATTTTTGTCATCCATCACAAAAACCAATAGAACTGATGCTTTGGTGTTTGCGTCAATTGCCAGATGATGCTTTAACAATTCTTGACCCATTTATGGGCAGCGGTACAACTGGCGTGGCGGCGGTTCAAATGGGACGCAAGTTCATAGGCATTGAACGTGAACCCAAGTATTTTGACATTGCTTGCAAGCGAATCGAACAAGCATCCAAACAGGTTGATATGTTTATTGAACCGCCCACACAAGTTCAAGAAAGTTTTTTATGAACTGGCAAGACGGTATCCTTTACGCAATACAAGTCGTCAAGGGCGCAATAAATGTTTGCAACGACATTCGCCTGACTTGTCAGCGGTTCATTAACCAGTACGAAAACGCGGAATGGGAATGGGTATTTGATGAAGATTACCCGCAACACGTTTTGGATTTTGCGTCGGTTTTGAAGCACACCAAAGGCCCGGACGCTGGCAAGCCCATCGTGCTGGAACCGTTCCAAATCTTTTTAATTTGCGCGGTGTATGGTTTCCGTAGCAAGAAAGACAGAAACCGGCGCATGGTGACGGATGTTATCGTTTACATTCCACGCAAGGCCGGGAAATCGACGCTAACCGCTATTTTGGCCCTATACGAACTGCAATTTGGCGAAGCTGGCGCAGAAGTGTTTACGTTGGCCACCAACCGGGAACAAGCCACCATTGTTTTTGATTCGGCCAAGGGCTTTATTGAAAAGATGCCATTGGAACTTGCCGGGCAATATGAAACGTCCAAATACGAAGTCAAAAAAGCTGGCGACAACCAATCCATGTTCAAGGCGCTGTCGCGGGACACCAAAAAAACAGGCGACGGTAAAAACCCATCGTGCGTCATCATTGACGAAGCCGCGCAGATTGTGGACCGCAATTCCATCGAGGTTTTGCATTCCGGTATGGTGGCCCGGCGTAACCCGTTGCGAATCTACATTACAACCGCCAGCTTCACCAAGGACACCAAGTTTTACGAAGATTTGTCGATGTATCAATCCATGCTGACAGGCGAAGCAACCGACAATCCCCGCTGGTTTGGCCTGATTTACTCGCTGGATGCCAAGGACGATTGGCGTGACCCGACAACATGGGCCAAGGCAAACCCGATGCACGGAATCAGCGTTTTTGAGGAAGCCATTGCCCAACGCGCAGAGGAAGCCAAGCACAAACCGCAAGCCTTGAATGAGTTTTTGTGCAAGACCTTGAACATCTTTGTGTCGGCCAACACCGCATGGTTGGATAGGCGCTTTTGGGATGAATGCAAAACCGACGTAAAACGTCAAGAACCCGAAGCCGTGTTTATTGGCTTTGACTTGGCCGCTACCCGTGACTTGAACGCCGTTTGCACTTTAAAGCGGTTTGGCGAATTGGACTATGAGGCCGAATTCAAGTTCTTTTTGCCCGAGGAAGGCTACAAGCTGATTCCCAAGCACTACGCCGACATTTTCCGGGTGGCCGTGTCATCGGGCATTTTGAAGCTGACCGAAGGCAACGTGATGGATGACCGCGAGATTTCCGAATACATCAAACAGCAATGCGAGAAATACGACGTCAAGGAAGTTGGCTTTGATTCTTACAATGCCGCCAGTTTGGTTGCCCGGTTATATGAAGCTGGAATCCCGGTCAAGAAAGTCGGCCAAAGCATGGGCGTTTTGTCCAACCCTTCCAAGCACGTCGAAAAGCTAATTTTGAACAAGCAAATCATGCACGACGGAAACCCATTTGTTGGCTGGCAATTGGGGAACTGCGAAGTCTATGAAGACGTCAATGGCAACATTAAGGTCAGAAAGAACGAAGCCGACAAAGCCGCCAAGGTGGACGGGATTGTTTCATTGATTATTGCGATGCACGCAAGCCTTGATAATCCTTCCATTTCTGGAAGTTACGGTTTCCGGTCCTTTTAAGATAGACATTCGTTAAAATTTGCGCGTAAAATGTCAGAAAATTGGGGGAAAACATGGGCTTTTTAGACATTTTCAAGGGCAAAAAACCCGCACAAAACGAAAGTAACACCCTGTTTGGTCAGACCCAATTGGGTAACCAAATCTTGCGTCAGAACCAAAACGGTCAAACTGGCGCGAATTATCAGCTTTTATATGTCACGACATCCAGCACCACCAACGCTGGCCGCATTGTGGATATGTCCGTCTTGTCGCGGAATTCCACCATCATGTCTTGCGTCAATTTGAAGGCCCGGGCGCTGGCTCAATGCAATCTGAAAGTGATGTATAAAACCGATGATGGGGTATTTGAAGATGCCTTGAATTCGGAAAAAATCGGTGCGCGGGACAAGAACAAAGCCAAGCAAATCATTTCTTTGTTCCAAGAACCCAACAACTTCCAAGACCAATACGAATTTTGGTATCAGTTCGTCATGTGGTACGAATTGGCTGGTGAAGTTTTCACTTTGCTATACCGCAAGAACCAAAAAGATTCTCTGCAAACGCCCATTGAAATGTATAACTTGGACGCGACGCTAATCACGGTCCAAGCCAGCGAAACACGTTACCCGACTTACCGGGTATCGACCCCGACATACGGGTTCAACAAAGACGAACCCTTGGCGTATTACCAAGTTATTCACACCACCGAATCGCCGTGGCAAGGTTCCGCGGGTTTCAACAAAGGCATTTTGGCAACCGAACTGGTGGCGCTGGATACCGACATCGATTTGTATGCCAACTATGTGATGCAAAACGGCGCGAAGCCTTCCGGTTTGTTCCGCACCGACCAAGTGATTCCCGACGCCAAATATAAGGAAATCGCCCAACGCTTGAAGGAAGCATGGTCAAGCATGACCGGAAGCCGCCCGACCGACTTGTCGAAACCCGGCCAAGGTATGTTGCTGGACCAAGGCATGACCTTTGAAACGGTCAAAATGCTGACCTTGCAAGACGCCGACGCCGCCAAGCTGAAAGAGCAAACCACAAAACGCATTTGTGCATTGTTCGGCGTTCCCGCCCAATTGCTTGGATTGGATGTTGGCAAATACAACAACACCCAAACGTTGCTGGATGAGTTCTACAAAACCACCATGTACCC